CAGATTCTTCTTCCTATAAGTGGGTTGGTGCGGGAATACTTGATGACTCTGAGGTTGGAGAAACAGAGACTACATTCCTTGGTATCGTGAGCGCAACGGTGTTGCAGAACTTGTTATTGGTAAGGAAGCGCCTATCCGTATTGGTAGCATTGCCGAGCAACCATATCTGCATGAGTTAGTTGGCGGCGATAGACCCATTCTGGACTTTATGACCAGTGCTGTACAGAACACAAACATGTTAGCTGACATGGGACTGCGCAATACCGCAACTAAGAACGCTGTGTTTGAGTTGGTCGACATGAAGTTGGCAAAGATTGTTGGCGCGTCTTCTGGACCGAACATTGTCAAATTCAAAAAAGACGGCAAAGACATGTACGCCAGTATTGAGACTGATAGTGCAGGCATCCCAGCCGACATATTAGTTAAAGGTATGGAGGGTATTCCCACACAGATGCCAGCCATATGGCGTCTCATGGCTATGCCAGCGCAGTTCTTACGCAAAGCCGTTACCCTAAGTCCGCTATACGCGGCGCGTCAGTTGTTCCGTGATTCTTTGGCGGCACCTATTTTGTCTGGCGCCAACTTTACGCCGGTGTTTGGGGCGCTCAAAGAAATTAACAGCGCTACCAAGAAGACGTTAGAACGACGTGGTGTTACTGGCGGTCAGATATTTACTGGCACATCAGAGGACTTGAGCAAGATTCTGCGTGACATAACTGACGGCAAGCCCGGCTGGATGAACTTGTTGGCTAAGGCTGAAGCGTTGAACATGGAGGCAGATGCCACCACTCGTCGCGCACAGTACAACAGTTACATTGAACAGGGGCTATCCGAGATGGAGGCTACGCTGATGGCGTTAGAGTCTATGAACTTTAACAAGCGCGGCGCATCTCCTAGTGTGCATATTGCCGGTGCTTTGATTCCGTTCTTTAACGCACAGATTCAAGCGCTCAACGTGTTGTACAAAGCGTTCACAGGCAAAATGCCGTTTAACGAACGCCTTAAGATACAAAGAAAATTGTTGGAGCGTGGCGGTTTGTTGGCGGGGGCTACTCTGGCGTATGCCGCAATGATGCAGGACGACGAAGCCTATAAGAACGCAACACCTGAGCAGAAGTACGGCAACTGGTTTGTACGTATACCCGGAGTTGACGAACCTATTCGTATCCCTGTGCCGTTTGAGATTGGTTACATCTTCAAGGGTATACCAGAAGCGTTGTATAACTCTATGGTGAACGAACACGGCGACGAAGAAGCGGTCAAGGCGTTTAAGCAAATCTTGTTGCAGACAATCCCCGGAGGCTCTTCGTACGGTATACCGCAGGCGGCTAAGCCTCTCATTGAGTACGGGATGGGTAAATCGTTCTATACAGGGCGTGACATTTTGTCTGCGCATGAGAAGAGCCTGTTGCCAGAAGAACAGTTCCGCGTTAACACTTCTGAAGCCGCTAAGTTAATTGGTAAGGCGGCTGGCACTTCTCCGATCTTGTTGGAGGAATTAGTCAAGGGTTATACCGGTACGATGGGACTAGCGTTCCTTCAAGCTGTCAGTATTGGCATCCCCAAAGGCAACACACCAGAGAAAGCCGCCGCAAGACTGTCCGACACACCTTTGGTTGGCGGAGCTTTCCAGCCCAACGACGCAGGAGGAATCATCAACGCCACCTACGATCGCTACGAGGACTCCATCAAACTCAAGCGTACTGTCGACAGCATGATGAACGAGGGGCGCATGGCTGAGGCTAAAGAGCTACTGCAAACACGTAGTAATGAGTACTTGGCGGCGGAGATGGGTGACTTCTTTGCAAGTCAGATGAAAGAGTTGACGCAGTTTGAAAAGGCTGTGCAGGCTATGGACATTACTCCAGAGGAGAAGCGTCAGCGTCTAACGAACATTCGGAAGTTGAAGACGACCTTAGCCGAGTCAAGCCGCCGGGCAGTCGACAGAATCGCACCCCAATAAGGCCGTCGTAGATGCACACAGTGGCTTTCATCTTGTAGCGGTACTGGAGCGCGGCGGACATGCCGCGCTCTTTAATCCTATCTACGTCTAGCCCCGCGACAAAGAAGCAATCATGTGGCTTTAGGTTGTCCAACGGATAAATTAGCCTCATCTACGATGTCCGATCTACAACTTATGTGCATGACGTTGACCCGCATACTTGGGCCGTTTGTCCGCGACAGCATATCTTTCTTGACGTAGTGCACGGTGAACAACTGCTCTAACTGCTCACAGAAGTCGTCGTACCCGTAACTCATGTTGACGCAGTGCTGTTTAAGTAACTGCTCCTCGATGTAATACTCGATGTACCCCGGCGTTAAGAGATCGTGCTCCACCCTGCCCAGCACCTTCGTCTTCGTAATTGACTTGTCGATCGTCTCTCCACTACCCCATGAGGCAAGGATGCGCTTCTCCTCGTTGCGCTTGATGATGACGAAGCCGCCGTAGTTGTTGCCGGTGTATGCGTTGAGCACGTCCTCGGCTGTGCGGATATTGCTCTTGAACTTAGCGCGGGCATTAGCCACCACTTTCTTCAACGACTCAATGATGCCCTCAATAGGTAACTCAATAATATTGGCGTACTTTGGTCCGAGCAAAATGGCGGCAGCCACAGTAACTGTGCACCCCGCATGCCAGTAACGCTCCAAGTCAGCAAACTCCATCATCTCTTTGAGCCGTGCGTCCACCTTGATCAGCATCCGCTTGGCAATGTCTTGGTGAGTGACCAGCCAACGAACCCATGCTTCTCCCGCCACGCCGTAGTTTTGCTTCAGACCTTTGAGTTTCTCGCGTTCCTCTGCCGTCCACTTGAGTTCTTCACTAGGGTTCCACTCCAGCATGCGGTTTAACTCGCCGTTGGAACTGAAAGTCCTAGCCCCCGCCATGTAGTCAAGCAACTGCACATTGGAAGTCATCGTGCCCGTAGCCGCCCACGTACTGTGATTGATACGCTCTTTGTTAGCGCCCGCCTCCATCCGCTCCTTACCCAAACCCTCGGCATAGTCGAAGATGAAAGTTGGTGCCCACTCCATGTCTGCACGGCTCCGGCTGGTGATCTCGTCAATCAGCAAAGGCAAACTGTTAAGCAAGCCAGCGCGTTGCATCATTGCTACGGGGGACGTACTCTTGCCGGTGCGGTAGCGCACGGGGTGACCCCACACGCCAGCCTTGGCGCTCAAGGTTAGGGACTTACCCGTACCTGATTGGCGTGAGCCGATGTGCCACATGAAGCCCTCGTACTCGGTGAACTTCATGAGGGTTGAGCCAAACGAGTCAGCACAAGATGCCAGCGTGTCGTACATCTTCTTAGCTTTGAATATCTCCCAGACCTCGCGCCACCCATCAAGCGTACCTTTGCTGTTGGTGTTGCGGTTGATGTTCTCAAGCCCCGGCATGGGGATACGCGTCTCGCGTCCGTCTTTGGTGAACACGCGGTTGTTGTAGACGAATGACATGTCCTCTTGCCAGCCACACTGGAACGGCACGACGATAGCCTTCTTCTCCATTGACGCCTTCTCAACGCTTGCCAGCACGTAGTCGTACAGGTTCTTTTGATGGAAGCCACCAGCCACAATGTTCTGACTAGCCAGCCACTTGAGAGTCTCGTCCTTACTCACGATTGATCGCTGTGGGAAGTTGAGCGTGATCACGCCCTCGGGGCGTACCGCCGCCATGTGAATCAGATGGTCGTTCTCCTGCTTGAGCAAGTCAACCACAAACAAGTCGTAGCCAAGTAGTTGTACTTCTTTGGTTATCTTCTTGCCCTCGGCATCCTTCTCCTCCACCGTGCGGTAAACGCCACCATTCTTGCCATAACTAAAGCCTCGTGGGGGCACGGGGCGGGTGATGGTCGGCGCTGTGTCCTTGACGCCTTCGTCGTCAAAGTCCTCATTAAAGTCCTCGTCGACTGACTCCGGCTCAGGCGTGAACGTCTCAAGCGCAATGGTCTTCTCGGTGTTGTCCGTCTGTATCTCACGCCCAAGGATGAGCGGGTTGGTAATCTTGCCCCAGTGCGGACACTTAGGGCAAACCCCTAGATTCTCCCTGTCCATCTTGGCACAGGCGTAGGGGCCTTTGATCTCCGCCAACTTCTGTTGCATCCTAGCCATAGGGTAAGGGTGCAAGTCACTTAACTCAATCGCGTGCTCCATGCCGTCTGCGCACTTCTGCGTCCATGACAGGATGCCACGCCACACAGGTTCTTTGCCGTCTTCTGTGGCTGTCGCTATATAGTCGTCGATCTGAGCACAGCCCTTAGCGCGGATATTGGCAAACAACGTGATGCTGTTCTCCACCATCTTGACTTGGTTGGCGTCAGGTTTACGGGTTGGGCGTGTGCCCTCAATCTGCTCACTAGGCGTAAGCATGATTGGAGCGACTAGGTTGCCGTACAAGACCTTGGAGAAGTCCTCAAGATTAAAGACATCACCCTCTTGTAGTATGCGCACAGGGCGCGGTGTCGTGTACTTCTTCTTGTAGTTGGTCGTCTCAGGCACCCGTAGGATACGGGCTAGGTCAGCGGACACAGTCTCGTCTATCTTGAACCCTTCTTGGTTGCACAGTTCCTTTAGGTTCTCTGCAAGAGGTTGCCAAATAGATGCGGGGATGGAATCCGCCAAAGGCCAGTAAACATGGAGTCCACCGCCGGAGTCCACCACCCAAGGGTTGCCGAGTTTGTTAAACCCAGTCTTGTCTAAGAACGCATCCAGCGCTAGAGCCGCTTCCTTCTTGCTGGCATAGCCGTCCAAGTCCACAAAGAACGATCGCACAAACTGGGCGTTAGCCGTGCCGCGCTTCTCGTCGAATGTGGAGACTGCGAAGAAGCAGTCGTACTTGAGTTTATGCCAAGCGTCTACCTTGGCAACGATGTCAGTAAGGTTGTCTGCATAGAAGTGTTCCTTCTTTTTTGTGAGTTCTACCGCGCAATACAGGCCTTCGCCAGAGGACGGCAAAACCACCGCTAGAAAATCAGCGGGTGTCATGTGTATCCTTTGGTTATTGGTTGGCTACTGCTACGCCAGCGGCAAAACCTTCTTCAAAGGCTTGCTCGTACATCTTATTCTGTGCGCTAAGAAGTGTGTCGTTCTGATCTACCAAGATAGCCATGCGTTGTAGCAACACGTTGCCCCAAGCCTCCGACAGACCTTTAGGGTTTTCCAGTAGTGCGTAACGCAATAGTTCATTGTCAGTCAGGGTCTCAGGTCGAAGGTTTTGCATGTTGTTCTCCACGCCGTGTCAGCATTAGGCGAAGTTTTTAGTATAGAAAGAAGCGCCTCGACTACGGGTCGATACGCCACGAAGACCTCACCCCCCGCGAACCAGTTGTAGACAGACTGGCGCGATGCACCAGTAGCCTTAGCAATCTTAGTCACGGGGAAATCAAGGTGCACCGCCCAACGCCCAAGTTGGTTTCCCAAAGTCTTAGGCGCTTTCTTAACGGTGTCTATGATTTGCGGTGAGTAAGCCATTACTCGTTCTCGTCCCAATCATCAACCATAGCGGCTAGGTTGCTTTTCTTGGCGGGTACAGCGTTTGGCTTCTTCTCTTCCTTACGAACAACGGGCTCGTCGTCGCTTTCCTCCACTGGATCAGGTTTTTTCTTTGCCTTTGGGGCAGGGGCGGGAGCTTCTTCCTCCACAGGAGCGGCTACGGCAGGAGCAGACTTGGCGAACGTCATGGTCACAGCACGCTTGGCTTCGGGAGAAGCGCCTTTGGCTTGGCATGTTTCGTTCTCGTCTTCAGTCAACCAGCGCATAGTCTTGAAGAACAGCTTGGGAGACTCAGACTTGGTGTCGAAGCGCATACGGGTGATGACTTCGCTTGGGTCAATGTTCTGCGCACCCAACCAACGAGCGTATGCCTGAAGTGGACGATTCTCTCCGTCTTCCTTACCGAACACAGATGTTGCGGGGGCAGTCAACTGGAGAACATCTCCGTCCATATCATTAGCCAACACTACCGCAAGACGTTGTTGATAACGGCAAGCACGGCTATTACCTTGACCAGAGCCCGCGACGTTCTTTTCGCACGCAGCACAGGTAGATGCTTGGGGATTCTCTGCATCAGGTGCGGGTTTGTCACCATCTTGTGAGTAGCAGTCAGGTGAACTGCTTGCGCCGTCATAGGACTTGGCGTACCACACACGGCTTACTTTAGGTGCCGCGTTCACGATCACCACGTCAAGGTAGCGCTCCTCGATCGCGGCAACTTCCTTGCCACTGGCAATCAAACGAAATACACCACCCTTGATGGAGATGTTCTTACCGCCCCCACCTGCGCCACCACCGGCTAGGGCTTTGGCTACTGCGGACAACTCACCACGCTTCTTTGCGAAGGCGGGCACTTGGGACGGGTTAAATACAGCAACATTGCTCATTGTTTTCTCCTAAAAATTACTTAGTTGGTTTACGGACTGAAATGCCATACTCGGTCATCGAGTTAAGGCCGGGGGGTACAACTCCGGGGTTCTCTTCCAAGAAGCGTTTCATGTTGAGTTGCGATATGCGTTGTTGAACTAGGTCAAGCGCGTCGTACTGCTTCATGAACTCTTTGAACGAGTCCCAGTCTTGTGTGTTGTAGTTTGTCGTTGTCGACAAGACCACTGTGCCTTGGTCTGTGCGTACAGACTTCACACCAAGTTTCAACATCTGATCTTTGAGCGCGATTTTTACGACATCTTGTTGCGCCTTAATGGCTTCAACTTGCGTCTCGTACTCTCGGGTCAACTGCTGAATCTTAGCCGCCATCTTGCGATAGACCTTGGCTAACTTATCCATCGGCACAGAGGCGATCTCCTCTGCATCGAGCGAGGGCGGTGCCTCGACTTCATCATCAATATCTGTCATTTTGCTTCTCCTGTTTTTGTCTAGTGTTTGACATCATACACACAGTTTTGTTCAATGCAACTCCTTTCTTTAAAAATATTTTTTAGTCGCGCAGTTCTTCTGCGAACATGTCAGTCAAAAGAATACTGTCGTTAACTTTTGTGTTCATCGCCTTGAAAAGTTTTTTCTCTATCGGGCTTGACTCAATGTGTACCACAGTAACTTTGTCGGAATCTTGACCTTTACGATCGGCGCGTGCTATGCACTGCACATACTGTTCAACAGACATCAACGGGCCAAAGAACACAACAGTGTCTGCGGCGGTTAGGGTAATCCCGTGTGCCGTCGCTTGCGGTTGCAACACCAGTACGCGTATGTTGTCGGTAGTCTGAAAGTCGTTGATGATCTGTCCGCGCTTAGACGCAGTCACGTCGCCGTGTATCTGCCCTACGCCATAGCCTTGCTTGGTTAGGTGCGTGACGATGGTGTCGATGCTTGAGCGAAACAGTGCAAAAATAATCACTTTCCTCGATGTCTCCTCCAGTATCTCGCCGAGCACAGACAGTCTTGGCGCGGCATCGAACTCAACAACCTCCCTATCGTCTGTGTATGCGGCACCACAACTGATCTGCAACAACTTACTCACCACCACACCCGCGTTAACAGCGCTGATCGTTTCACCCGCCGCTTGTGCAAGCATCTGCTCTTTGAGCAGTCGGTAGTATTTGTTTTGTTGCGGTGTCATAGGCACCTCACGCGTCACCGTGATCACAGGGGGCAAGTCAAGACACTGTGCTTTGGAGAAACGTATTGCTGGTTGCAACGCCATGAACACTTTCTCTCTTGCGTCTGGCTTTGGTGCCCACTTGAACATGGTGATCTTGTTCATGACCTTGTCGCGCCATGCCGTTTGGAACTTAGGCACACCATTTGGATTGACCAAGCGTGCAAGACCGTACGCATCTACTGGCGACTGCGATGCAGGAGTACCCGTCATCATCCACAGGTATGTCTCAGGCTTGATGATTGACGCTAAGGCTTTCCATCTGCGTGTGCTTGGGTTCTTGTATGCGTTGGCTTCATCGACGATCACTAAGTCAAAGCGCCCATCGTTGTTGATCTCATTTGCTATCAAGTTCAAGCCGTCGTAGTTGGTGATGACGATCTCGTACTTCTGCTGAATCATCTCAATGCGACGTGATGACTGCGGGTGATGCGCCACTACTGCTGAACGGTGAATGATGCTGTTGCCTATGTCGCCCATCCAAGCGCTGTGCATGATTGATAGCGGACACAAGATAAGTACACGACGAACATCGCCACGATTCATCAAGTAGTCTGCCGCCCACAACGCAGACAAAGTTTTCCCAGTGCCGGGGTCATTGAAGCAGAACGCTCTGCGATTCATTGTGAGGAAAGCAGACGTCTCGATCTGATGCGCCATAGGCTTGTAACGTCCTGCCCATGTGTAGCGTCTAGTAATAGGCGAGGGTACGTTCTTCACACCTAGATTTTTTAACACCCTTACTTCATCAAGCCCCCAGTACACAGCAACTTCATAGATGCCGTTCTCTTCACCAACAACTTTGTGCTTGGGTATGACGTTGAACTTGTGCGGGTTGCGTGTGCGTAACAGCAACGCCTTGTCTTCAATTATCTCCATCTGCTTTCTCCAATACGTAGTAGTGATGTGTTTCAAATAAATCTTCGCGTGTTATTTGTTCGTGGCGAATTAGATTTCTATTAGCCAACTCTCGTCCAACATTAACAATGTCATCACCACTAGTAGGCATGTCCGTCGTCAATATTCCACGAACGCCAAACCTAATCATCCATAAATCTCTTAGTACTTGTGTCGGTACATCTTTAAGACCTGTGTCTTTGTTACTTAACATGCTTTCTTCAAACACACCTCGATAGTCACTCCAACCCGTCGAGTACCTATTTTTTGCTTTGTATTTAAGCGTGCTCATGCGTCCTCCTTCAGCCGAGCCCAAGGTGTGTTGCCGTGGTCGCACAACTCCATCTTGTTGTTCCTGTGCAAACGCCCAGATGCTTCAGACCAAAAGTCATCATCGAGATCAGAGACATCCACCCACTTATCGCCATACTTTGCTTGCCACAAATTAACAAGTTGCGACAAAGGTATTGACCACGCCTCATGTTCGTTTGGGTTGATTGCTTTTTTCTGTATCCCCCCAAGACCTTTTATAACTCCTTGTTGAGTAGCCAGCATTGACTGCGCAAGTGATTGGGTGTACCTTTGTGATATTTGTTGTTCTTGCATTGCTTGCAGTGGGTTTATCCCAAGTGCTTCTTTCATCTTCATTTACTTCTCCTTTATTTATTCCGGTTTTCTACATACGTATCGCGCTCTATCGGTTAGATAGTGTTGTTCTAGTTCTCCCATTTGCTTGAGTCTTTTGTACGCAATAGCGAAGAACTCGTCGCTCTCAATATCCTCTAAATCAATCCATTCATTACCAAAACGTGTTACCCAAAGATCAAGGAGTGTGGCGATAGACGTATTGAACGCTTCGTGCTCCTTAATCTCTAGCATGTTGGTTTGTACCTCGGGCCAACGATTTACACTTTGGCGAATACTGTTTGCGGTTGCTGTGCCTATCGCCGTGGATGTCCAAATGTTGTGGGGTACGGATGTTACGGTGTTCGGGCTGACTTGCAACATCGAAGACCCGTAGAACACTGCGTCAGTGACCGAGTCGTCGACAGCCTTATTTAATTCCGTGGTCTGATCTTCGAGCAAATGATCTATTAGCGCTTGCGCTTTTGACGCGGAGGTTTGATCTTGTGGTTTTACCGCCTTTACTAAGGGGTGTTTTGTGGTCGACATCTTTTCCATCTCCTTTATGTACCTTTCCTTCTTTCATTAACATGGCTCGGGCTTTGTTGCGTTCTGCCCGCTTTTTGATGATCTCGGGCTTTTGCTCGTACTTTGCGTAGGACGGGCGGTCTGCGGGGTTTTTATAAGGCATGAGTGTTCCTTTATCTAACTTGGTTAACTTTGGCTAGGTCTTGAAGTCCATCGACTACCCGACGAGGTTGGTCTTTGACGTTCTTGATGCGCATCACATCATAAGACAGACGCAACGCCATTACTGTCGCACATTCGGGGTGAAACCACACAGAGGTGTAACCCTCAGCCCATCCTTTGGGAAAAGCTTTCTGAAACACAGGGTCTTTAGACTGCGACATCTGTCCGTGTCCACTGTGCTCGATGCCGTGTTGGTCTTCCCTAACTTCTCCGTAGCAGATGTGGCACAGCGTAGGCGTCATCTGATATTCGTTCGGTGTGTAAAGGCTCATTACTTCTCCTAATGTTTTGGGTGAAACTCGCATGTCTTCACAGGACACCACCCGCACAAGGGCGTCTGGTTTGGATTCCATACGTCGTTACTAAACGATGCCTCTAGTCGGGCATATCTCTCTCGGTACTTCCACCACTCTGCTTCGACTTGCTCACGCATCATCTGCGCACGCACCATGTCGTTCTTCACAAGAAACAATAGCGCTGAGTTCACCTTGCGTATGTGTGGGAAGTATTGAAACACCATCAAAGACATCAGCGTTAACTGCTCTCTGTCGGGGTATTTGTTGTTGCCTGTCTTGTAGTCCACAACCCAAGCAGTTAAGTTGTCATCATCAATGATGAGCAAGTCTGCAATGCCACGCACCCACACGTTCTTGTCTTTCCATCCCACGATGTTCAAGTCAATGTCCAACGCCATCTCATACTCGGCAATCTTTCTGCCGTTCTTTGATACCAACTTGTCAACAACTTCTTTGAACTGCGAGTGCTCAGGCGGTATTGGTTTGCCGTCACGCACATAGAGTTCCAACGATTCGTGGACTTGGTTGCCGTACCTTGTGGCTTCGGTCTCTGTGAACGGGTAGTTCTTTAAGACCTTGACCTCGTGGTATCTGCGTTGACAACCCTCAAAGTCTTTGAGGGAGGAGTGTGACCATGCGGGTTTTTTCATAAGCGGGCTGTGTCTATTGCGCTAGATAATCTGTTGGCGAACTTGCCGACGAACTTCTCGTCGTCACGTAGTGGGTGATTCATGTCGTGCAGGACTGCGTGTGTTAACTCGTGCCAGAAAGTGTCATGCACTTCTTCGCTCTCTAACTTGTTGCCATACGCATCTTGCGAAGCGACGTAGATGATGTTGGTCTGATAGTCGATGTAGCCAAGGTTGCTACCCTTACTACTTCGCCGTACTGTGTATGTCGTTTTACCGACTGTGATCTCTTTTGGTATCTTCATTGTTTTGCTTCTCCGTATCTACGATGAGCGCCACCGTCAGCGTCTAAAGGTATACCGCGCATATAGCTCGGCTCCATAGTCATTTGCGCCAAGACCCAAGTCTTAGCGTCCTCCACCTCTGCATCAGGCACAACAGCGATTAATTCGTCGTGCACTGTGCCTGCTATGGGGTACTTCTTCGATACCCTAAGCATGCCGTCCGTCATCACAATACGCGCAGTCCCCTGCACAATATTGTTTGTTATTTTACCAGCGTACAGTTTGGTTGCGTCCTCGCCGTACACCCAGTTTGTTTTACCTTCTTTGTCTTTCTCTTGACGTAGTCGAGGATACATCAAACTCATGCCGTTTGGCAAGACGATCTCCTCCTTGCGGAAAGTAATGCACTTGTAGGTATGCTCATGCCCCTCGTATAGCGCAGACACAAGCAACGAGGAACACATCTCCCAGAACCCCACCACAGGGTATGCCGTCGAGCGGTAGATGTCGATGATCTTCTTAGAGGCTACGCAGTGCGTCAGCAACTCCTCGTCCGTACAGGTGTGCGGTATCTCAAGCATCTTCTCGACGTTGTCGTGCCAATCTAAGAATCTACCCACATACCCGCTATCAACGCCTAACTTCTTTGCAAACGCCCTGTCGTACATGACCGGCTTCGCTCCGAGGAATCCGGTAAGTAGTTGTGATGCAAACGAAGCCCAACCCAGTCCGTAGCCACAGCCAAGTAGCGCTGACTTCGCAGACTGCCTGAGATCGGGATGCGTTTCTTTTGTGAGATTGGGGATGTTAAACATCTGAGCCCCAAAGGCCGCGTAAGGGTCACCGCCAGCCCTAAAGATGTTGAGCATATCTTCGTAGTCAGAAAGCCACGCGAGGACTCGCGGTTCAATTTGCGAGAGATCGCCCACAACGAGTTGGTAGCCATCGGGAGCCATAATCGCTTTGCGTAGGAATGAACCTCGCTTGAGGTTTTGCATGTTGATGGCTGAGCCTTTGCTCGCTGTCCAACGCCCAGTCTGCGCCCCGTAATACGACAGAGGTACGGGTAACTTTCCTCTCTGACTAATCTCATAGAAGCGTGTCGCTCTCGTGCGCTCAGTTGTTGACTTAACTTTAAGACGAGCCTCACAAAGTAGTTTGACTTCTTCGACGGGACTGTTGAGTAACTGTTGGAAGAGCGCATCATTCTTTGCCAACGCAAGTGTCTGCTTGCCAGTGGTTTTGCTAGTCTTTGTCGGTGCCGCAACGCCGAGGGTTGCAAGCAGTTGGGCAAACTTTGGATTGGAAGAGAGGTCAGCGTCCGTAATGTTAAGGCGTTGAAGTAATTGTTCACGTTCTGTTTTCTCCTTTTCGATTGCTATCTGCAACATCTGTGGGTCAAGTTCTAGCCGAGGACGTGTGTACATCTTCAGCGTCATGTCGATCAGACGCAGTTCGGATTTCGGATAGCCTTCAACGAATCGTTTGAATATTTCTTCGCACAGGTACACGTCATGCGCACAATACTCGGCGAGTTCTCGCTCAATGGTTGCGTCCAACTTCGACAAGCCGTCTGTGCTGTGTACGGCAGTTCCCTTAGCAGGGAGTCCAAAATCGTTTGCAAGTTTGGCGAGGGAGTTGCCAACCTCCACGCCTCGTAGAGCGCGTCCCATTGATAGCGTGTCGAAGATGAATGCGGGATGGGCGTCGTATCTCCACTCCATAATGGATACATCGAACTGTGCGTTGTGCGCAAGCACTGCGGTTCGTCCCCAGTCGACTCCAGAAAAGAACTCAGGTAAGTCTCTTCCGCTAATCCATCTAATATCGTCTCCGCTTCCGTATACGTGGACACAAGCGCCGAACGCAATGAACTTCTTATCACGAATGTACTCCTCAGTTGTTAACTTCGATAGCGTGTAGTCTTTCTTAGACCAACGCGTTTCAAAGTCGATCGTTATTATTTGATCGAATGGTTTGCTCATGCTTCTCTTTCATTAGTTGTTGTGCAAACGTCAGCACCTTGGTGCGCCAGTTTGAGTAGGTATCGCGTGGGGCATCGTACATGGACGATAACCCCAACTTAGTTGCCATGTTTAAAACATGTATCTCTTCTTCTGTTGTCAATTAAACATCTCCTTTGCTGGCGCGTCTGCTAAGTTAGCGTCCATGAATGTCTCTGTCAAACAACTCAGCATAAAGGCGGCATCCATCTCATTGCAGTTGAGCGTGAACACTTCAGCACGCGGGTCACCTTCTTTGCCGATGACGATCACGGCGTGGCGTGTCTCATCTACACAGCAGTCTACTAACCTTTCAATCGCTTTGCGTAGGTGTTCGCGTTGATCGGCGTTGAGTTGGTCTATCTTGTCTTTGAAATCCATAGCGCCTTGCGTCATTTCTTTTGTATTTCGCATATCAGTTCCTCTAGTTCGTTAATGTTGAGTTCGTTTACAACGATTGTTAATCCTCCGCTTTCTCTAATGCGTTGTAGGTTGTGTTCTTGTAGTGCTGTTGTCTTTCCCTTGCCTGCTTTGGCTTCTATGCCAATGAACTTACCTTCACAGCAAGCAAGAAAGTCTGGTACACCTGACGCCCCATAGCCCGTGCCGATCGGCATCGCGTAGTACACGCCTGTCGTGTCTAGTATCTTCCTGATTTGTTTTTTAACTTTTGCTTCGGGTGTCATGTGTTTCCTTAAATGGTGAGGGGGTGATGTAGATTCCACGCCCCCTCTTCGTGGCTTTGAGCGAGGCAGTATAGGCAGACTTGCGTTACGTCGGGGACCTATACCGCCAGCAAAACATGTTCGCATCTACAAGGCTTGCATGCGTTGCTTTCATGAATACCCCGACCTTAGATTGGTGCGTCCTCGAACTCGTGACGTCTTTGCTTAGTAAATTCTTGCGTTACTTTTTCTAGCAGTTTTGGGTCTACCCGCTCGAATGGATTCCAATCGTTTTTGGTTATTCGCAAGATTAGTTCTTCGTTCTTCGTCGATTGCTTCTTGCGGGACAACGACTTCTTGGGTTGTAAATCTGTGTTCATTTGCGCACTCCCTTCTCCTTATATGCCCGAATGTGGGCGACTCTCTTGTTTCTTTCACCAGCGACCATGCGCCACATGCGGGGCATTTCATTCGTCGGAACTGATCATGAGTATTGCTATCGCCACAGCCACAACAACTATTGCGCCAAGGCACATCAAGAATACTATCCATGCGATTGTTTCAAGCATTTTGTTCTCCTAGTTCTTTAAGTCTTTCTTCCAAACGTCTTATGCGTTGGCGGTTGTATTCCACAACGCTCGTTGCATACTCAAGCGCCTTCTCTGCTTCCATCTTGGATATATACGCTTCGCGCAACTCCTTGTGGATGATCTCTTGCAATGTACGCGGACGCATTAGGTCACGCATAAAGTTTATGAATAGTTCTCTGCCTGTCATGTGTTTTTACTCCTTAATATTCCAACCAGCCAGTAACAATGTATTTTTCGTTTGATATGGGCGGGTTACCCCGATGCGCATGTGTGTATGTTGCAGGCCACAAAACAAAAGTCCCCGCTTCTGGTTTCAATCTTTTATGTTCATACAAAAACTCTGTCTCCCCACCTTCACACACTTCGTTTAAATAAAACATAAAAGCCATCAGCCGATTGCCCTTTGCTCTGGTGTCATTTTCAAAATGCCATAAATGGTAGCCCCCGCCGATGCTTGTTTTTTGTAATCTTAATCCGCAACTAACATGCTTTTGGCTCATTAGCACAGAATAAAAATTTACGTACTCGCTATAGCACTTATCTATGGCGGAGTTTATTGGCACAATCATTTCTTGGGGCGCATGCAACAAATTCCAATCGTGATACATAAAAATTGTTTCATCATCTTTAAGATGTGTTGGTCCGTCTTGCATTTGTTGCCTAGATAGTGGTTTATTAAAAGTTTTAGTCAACTCAAAATACTCTATGCAACTTTCACAAACTTCTTTTGATAAAGCGTTTTTAAATATTCCGATATGGTTTTCAACAATCATGTGTTCTTCTCCTTTAGTTTGGCTTCTACTATTCTCACCACTTGCACATAATTACTGAGGTCAAGTTCCTCTACCTCCTTATCTGTTAGCCCAACCCACGGCCGTCTGTATTCTTGGATGTCATCGTCATCATCTACTCTGCGGTGTGGCGCAGTCAGTCCAACTGGTTTTCTAATCATGTGTTTAACTCCTTTAATCTTGGCTTCAATGGCTCTGGCAAATGCTATCTGTCCGTTGACCTGATGCCCACCACGCCACTCTTTTAAAACTTCTTGGTAGACGTCTAGGA